ATGACCACGACAAGAAGATCATGGACGAAGCCAGCCGCTGGGTGGTGAACTTTGTTGGCACAGTGCGCCCAATGGTTACTTACATCTTTGTGCTGGAGTTGTGCGCTATCAATGCTTGGATGGCTTACTACATCTATAGCCGCCCCGGTTTAGTTACCAGCATGGATGACTTGGTGCGTTTGACTGATATTCTATTTAGTACTGACGAGATGGCTATGCTTGGAGGCATCATTGGTTTCTGGTTTGGCTCACGTAGCTGGAGCAAGAAATGAAACTGGGCGAAGCTGGCGCTAAGTTGATGCACCAGTGGGAGGGATACCGCACTAAGCCGTACCTCTGCCCAGCCCACATTTGGACAATTGGTTACGGCCATGTTTTGTACCAAGATCAAATCCGTTTGCCTGTAGTCAGGGTAGAGGGCAAAGAAACGCCTATGATTCGCAAAGAGATGCCACTCAAGCCGGAGGACAACCGTGTCTGGACTAAAGAAGAAATCGAGAAACTATTCGAGGATGACGTCGGCCCTACTGAACGTGGTGTTCTACGACTTGCTCCCGCTTTATCTGGTCGTCAAGGCGCTTTCGACTCGTGCGTCAGCTTTGCCTTCAACGCTGGAGTGGGGGCTTTTCAGCGCTCTTCTATTCGGATGAAGATCAACCGAGGTGATTGGGAGGGCGCGGCTGATGCTTTGATGCTTTACGTCATAGCGGGTGGCAAAGTGCTGGCTGGACTGAAAAAGCGCAGGGAAGCCGAAAGGGCGTTGTTTTTATCTTAAAGGCATACTAAAATGCCACAACGAATCTACGAGGTGAACGCATGACGACCGCAAGTGTTATGACCTATGACAGTTTGGTCGAAAACATCCAATCTTACTTGGAGCGTAACGACACATCCACGCTGGACAAGATCCCTCTGTTTATCATGCTGGCTGAGCAGGTTATTGCCGCTGAGATTAAGTTTTTGGGTAATCTGACGGTCAATACCAGCACCATGACCATTGGGCAAGCAACGATTGACAAGCCAGCTCGTTGGCACAAGACGGTGTCTATGAACGTCACAGTAGATGGGGAGCGTCAGCCAGTGTTGCTTCGTAAGTATGAGTACTTACGTGAGTACTGGCCTAACCCCACCTCCACGGAAGTACCTAAGTATTACTGCGACTACGACTACACCCATTGGTTGGTAGCGCCTACTCCCGCGGCGGCTTATAACTTTGAAGTCTTGTACTACGAGCGTGTCCAACCTTTGGACAGCTCTAACCAAACCAATTGGTTCACCATCTACGCTCCTCAAGCACTGCTGTACGGATCACTCCTTCAAGCTATGCCATTCCTTAAGAATGACGACCGCGTACCTATGTGGCAGGCTCAGTACCAAGCGATCATGCAGACCTTGATGACTGAGGACAAGTTGCGAATTGCAGATCGTCAAGCGATTGCCGCTGACAGTTAAGGACTAACATGAGCTACAACTCACCATTTACAGGTAACGTCATTCAACCGACGGACGTTTCTTATCGCTCAATTACGCTGAGTGCTAACACCCAGTTACAGTGGCCTATCAACGGAAACGCCACCGATGACTATGCGGCTAGGATCATGGACGTCACGGCATCCGCGGCTAACCTTAGCTTGTTTATGCCTCCAGCCAACCAAGCCTCGGTTGGTCAAGATGCTTTGATTCGTAACACAGGGGCTAATACGTTTACGGTCAAAGACTACGCAGGCGCAAACACTATCGTCTCTATTGCCGCTGGTCAGTCTAGGTATATCTACATCACAGCCAATCCTACGGTCACAGGTACGTGGGGCAACATCTCGTTTGGTACTGGGACATCTTCTGCCGATGCCGCGACGTTGGCAGGCTTCGGATTGGTTGCAAGCGGTACAACACTTAACCAAAGCCATCCAGCTCAATCAATCGTGACTGGTGGAGCTTTTGCTACCACAGATCGCGCTCAAACCTTGATTTGGTCTGGCGGAGCAGGTACCTACACACTCCCAGCGGTTTCTACATTGGGTAATAACTGGTTTACTCTGTTTAAAAACAGCGGAACAGGCTCGATGGTCATCTCAGCGAGTGACAACATTGACGGCGCTTCTACAAAAACTTTTGCGCCTACAGAGTCAGCATTTATTGTATGTACGGGAACTACCTACGTCACGGTTGGTTATGGTGTAAGTTCACAGTTCTTCTACACATCGCTAGTCAAAGCGGTTGTTACTGGCTCTTACACGCTAAGCTCCAGTGAGGCGTCTAACACCATTCAGACCTATACAGGTACGCTGACAGGTAATGTCACAATCGTTTATCCGCCTGTGGTCAACTTGTACGTGATTAAGAACTCTGTAACAGCAGGCGGTTTTACACTCACCGTAGGAACAGGTTCTGGCACGTCTGTGATCATTCCTTCTGGTCAACAGGTAACTTTGGCCTGCGATGGAACAAACTTTTTTAACGCCAACACATCTCAGGCAGGATCTGTAACCTCTGTTTCTTTGGCTGATGGAACTGTTGGAGCGCCTTCTTTGAGCTTTGCCAGTGAAGCTACCACGGGTGTTTACCGTGCTGGTGCTGGTCAATTTAACACTGCTATTTTGGGTGTTGCAAGGTCTACATTATCGGCAACAGGTTTGACGATTGCTGGGTCTGTAGCAGGAACGACAGGCGTGTTTTCTGGAGCTGTTTCAGGAACAACGGGCACGTTTTCTGGGGCTGTTTCTGGTACGACTGGAACCTTTACCACTGGTATTACTGGGGGCACGTTCTAATGACCAAGAAGGTCTTTGCGCTGGACACGAAGCCGGGCATCCAGCGCGATGGAACGGTGTTTGATAAAGAGTTCTACAACTCTGGGCGTTGGGTCAGGTTTCAACGCGCTCGCCCTCGCAAGATAGGTGGGTATAGGCAGATCACTGCTGGAATCTCAGGCCCCTCACGAGGCATCTACGTCAACCCACAGCAAAGCTTTAACAACGTGTTTAATGGGCACTCTAAAGGCTTGCAGGTTGTCCCAATTGACAACAATGGTGTAGGTTCTGGCGTAACGGATCTGACGCTGTCAAACTTTACCTCATCTGATGACAACCTTTGGCAGTTTGATACGTTCTATGACGTAAGTGGATCTGGCGATAACTTGTTGCTTGCGCACCCCGGTCAATCCCTCAGCCTAATTGACAACAACGTCAACACCCCTGTTTTGGGTGGAAACATTACTGGCACTAGCTTGTCAGCGATTGGTGTGTTCACAGCTTCAATGTTTTTAAACAGCACCACGACAGCTTATTTGTCTATACAGGACACCCAGATTGGTGCTGGTCAATCTATCTCTGGGACTGGTATTCCTTCTGGTACTACGGTTGTCTCTACCAACCTTGCTGTGCCTGTTTTAAACGCTGTAGCCGTGACTGGAACTGCTGGTCAGTGTTCCTGTACCTCAACGACTGGTTTGTATGTTGGTCAGACGGTTGCCGTGTCTGGAACTTTAACTGGAACCGCTACGGGTATTACCTCTGGCGTGACGTACTTCATCATTGCCACCAACTTTGCTACAACGTTTACCTTGTCTGCATCTTCTGGCGGTGGAGCAATTGTTACCACAGCGGGAACAACCACTGGTTTGGTATTTACACTTGGACAGATTCAAAACGTGGTAATTTCTGCCGCGGCTACGACCTCTGGCGCGTCAACAATTACTTTTGACAACAATGTTTCAGTCTCTGGTGGCGTTGTTTCCCTTCACCCTTACGTGTTTGTATACGGTAACAACGGGCTGATTAGAAATTGTTCAGCAGGCAACATTAACGATTGGGTCTCTGCGGACGCCAATGAGGTCTCTGTAGCCACTGGAAAGATTGTCCAAGGGTTACCCGTCAGGGGTGGCTCAAACGCGCCTTCTGGGCTGTTTTGGAGCCTTGACAGCCTTATCCGTGTGTCGTTTATTGGTGGTGCTGGTACGCCCCCACAGTTTTGGCGTTATGACTTGATCTCTTCCCAGTCGTCTATTCTTTCATCTCAGTCTGTGATTGAGTACGACGGCATCTATTATTGGTGTGGTGTTGATCGTTTCCTGCTCTACAACGGTGTTGTGAAGGAAATTCCTAACGCCATGAACCAGAACTACTTCTTTGACAACCTGAACTACGCCCAGCGCGAGAAGGTTTGGGTGTCCAAGGTTCCACGTTTTGGTGAGATTTGGTGGTTTTACCCT